TAATATTATCGTATAAATATCTAAAAAACAATTAATATGTCTGCATTCGTAACAGATCAATTTAGAATATTGAATGCTGATTCTTTTGTAGAGTCCATCAGTAATAACTCTTATTACGCCTTTTTAGGTCTTTCAAATCCAACGACCCCAAGTCCTGGATTTGGTAGAACTTCTAACTGGAATTCAAGCACAACTAATAATCCTGTAGATAATTTTCAACATTTATCTCATTATAGAGATACTAGTTTGTTTGGTAAAAAAATTACCACAGAAAATGCCAGAAGAGTCATAAGGAAAATTGAATGGGTCTCAAATAATCAATATGACATGTATAGGCATGATTATGGACAATATGCCGATAGAACTAACATAGCACCTGTTAGTAAAGCATTAAAATTGTATGATGCAAATTATTATGTAATTACAAGTGACTTTAAAGTTTATATTTGTATTGAAAATGGAACATCTGGTCTAAATCCAACTGTTCCTAGATCAACTGTTGAACCTACACATACTGATGCGGAACCTGTTCTTCTTGCCGATGGATATAAGTGGAAGTATCTTTTCAAAGTTTCACCATCAGATGTTATAAAATTTGATTCTACAGAGTTTATTGTTGTTCCAAATAACTGGGCAACCACGACAGATTCTGATATTGTAATTATTAGGAATGGTGGTAATTCAGATCTTAATGATAATCAGATAAAAACAGTATATATTGAAAATGGTGGGACAGGATATAGTAACGGAACTGCATCTATATTAGGTGATGGTAGTGGTGGCGAAGTTACTATAACAACAACTGGTGGAGTCATAACTAGTGTTCAGGTAACTCAAGGTGGAAAGGGATACACTTATGGAATTATTGATTTAAGTACAAATTCTGGATCTGGGTCAAAATTAATCCCAATTATTCCCCCATCTAAAGGACATGGATATAATGTTTACAAAGAGTTGGGGACTGATCGAGTATTGTTGTATGCTAGATTTGATAATTCGACAAAAGATTTTCCTATAGATACAAAATTTGCTCAGGTTGGTATTATAAAAAATCCTGAACAATTTGCAGGAACAGGTGTGACATTTGCCGGAAATACATTTTCATCACTTTTTGCTGTTGGATTAACTACCTCCAGAACTGTGACTATTGGAGAAAAAATTACTCAAAATCAAGGCAGTAATGTTGAAGCGAGAGGTTATGTTGCTTCTTTTGATGAGGAAACTAAAGTTTTAAAATATTATCAAGATAGATCTTTATGTTTTGGTAATGAAACTGATCAAACACAAAGTTTAGATACAGCAGGTATCACCACATTTAATTCTACTAATAACATTAGTTTTTCATCATCTGGAGGATCAGCAGGAATTGATACTGGTTTGAACGGTAGTGTTATAACTGTTAACTCTAAACAAATTAATTTGGGAGTTACTTTCTCAAATGGACTCGCAAATCCTGAGATAAATAAAAAGACAGGGGATATAATCTACATCGATAATCGACCCGAAGTTCAAAGAGACTCTAGACAAAAAGAAGACGTTAAAATCATTCTGGAATTCTAAAAAAAGATGGCACAAAAAACCGACTTAAATATCAGTCCATATTATGACGACTTTGATATAGATAAAAATTTTTACAAGGTTTTATTTAAACCAGGATTTCCAGTTCAAGCTAGAGAACTAACTACTCTTCAATCCATATTACAAAACCAAGTAGAATCTTTCGGAAGTAATATTTTCAAAGAAGGATCCATGGTTATTCCTGGATCCGTAACATTTGATAATCAGTATTCTGCTGTCAAATTAAACGCAACCAATTTGGGAGTTGATATCTCCCTTTATATTAAAAATTTTATTGGAAAAACAATAACTGGACAATTATCCGGTGTTACTGCTTCAGTTAAGGAAGTAGTTTTTACTAATGAAAGTGATTTAGTAGATAATATAACAATATATGTAAAGTATACACAAGCAGGAAACGACTCTGAGACAACAGTATTTCAAGATGGTGAGCCATTAATTGCAAACGAAAATGTAACATATGGTAGTATAACCATTCCTTCCGGAACTTCATTTGCATCATTGATTTCTTTAGATGCGACAGCAACAGGATCTGCAGCATCTATTGATAATGGTGTATTTTTTGTCAGAGGATTTTTTGTTGATGTTAGTAAAGAAACTCTTATATTAGATTATTATACAAATACTCCCTCGTATAGAGTTGGATTAAAAGTAACCGAATCAATAGTTAATTCAAAAGATGATGAATCTTTGTTTGATAATGCAAAAGGATTTACAAATTTTGCTGCTCCAGGTGCAGATAGATTTAAAGTCTCATTATCTCTGACTAAAAAATCATTAACAGATTTTAATGATACTGATTTTATAGAGATTCTTAGGGTTGATGATGGAAAAATAAAAAAAGTAGTTGATAAAACGGCATATAATATAATCAGAGATTATATTGCGGAGAGAACTTTTGATGAGTCTGGACATTATACTGTTGATGAATTTACTTTAGATGTTCTAGAATCACTGAATGACAGAATTGATAATGATGGTCTTTTCTTAGAAAATGAAACAACAGAAGAAGGAAATATTCCAACCGATGATTTAATGTGTGTTCAGGTATCACCTGGAAAAGCATATGTTGCTGGATATGATGTTGAGGTAGATGGAACAGCAACAATTGATGTAGAAAAACCAAGAGATACTCAAAACGTATCATCTATCAATGTTCCTTTCGAAATGGGACATCTTCTGAGAGTTAATAATGTTGCTGGTGCAGCAGAAGAAAAGGCAGAAATTGAATTAAAATCTAGGTTAAAGGGAGATAGTGGTTCTACAATAGGAAAAGCAAGAGTATATACATGTAATTTGACAGATGCTGCTTATTCTGGTGCAGCAACTCAATGGGATCTATATCTTTATGATATTCAGACATATACTGAATTAACATTTAATAGGAATGTATCTGCCTCTGAACTTCCTGCAACATCTTTTATAAAAGGAAAGAGTAGTGGAGCAAGTGGTTTTGCCGTTGCGGCAGGTGCTGGTAATAGTGCTGTAATAAATGTATATCAAACATCAGGTACTTTTGTTGCTGATGAACAGATTACAATTAATGGTGTTGATGCTTCATTAGCATTAAAGAGTTTTATAGTTTATGGTATTAGAGATATTAAATCAGTCTCTCAAACCGGATTAATTAGTGGAACTGATTTTACAGCAGATTCCGTTTTAAGTAAAAAGAAAATTGCAGGAATTACTGAAGCAAATTTAAATTCCAACGTGTTTACCAGTGCAGGTAATCTTTTTACTGGCATCAAAGTAGGTGATATTATTAGGTATGGAACATCCGGAAATAGTATTCCTAATTATAATAGAGTTACCGCAGTAGATGGAAATCTGACATCAATAACAATCGACTCCCCTGGTAGTAGTGTATCTGGTGTTTATAGTAATGCTAAACCAAATGGAACTTACATCATTGAACTGGCAGTTCCAGAATTAAGAAATAATGAAAATGCTTCTCTGTTTGCAACTCTTCCGGATTCTAATATCTCTTCAGTAAATCTTTCTAGTTCACAACTATCCATAACTCGTCAAATTACTGGAGAGTCAACAGATGGAAATGGGGTATTGACATTTGGTTTACCCACTGGTATCACTAGTGCATCATATGCAGCATTTGATCAAGAAAGATATTCTGTACACTATAGTGGTGGAGGAATTGGAACAATAACATCTGATACTTTCAGTTTAAATGGGAATACTGTAACTATTGATGGATTAGTACCAAGTCAATCAAGTAATGTTGTTGTAAACGTTACTCTCAAAAAGAATGGAATTCAAAGTAAAATTAAAGAATACACTAGAAGTGCTGTAAGAATTGTAGATCTTTCTACACTTGCTCAGTCTGGTGCGGCAACTAGTAATTCAATTAATGATGGATTGACTTATAATCAATATTATGGACTGAGAGTTCAAGATGATCAAATTTCTTTGAATGTTCCAGATGTTGCTAAAGTTCTCTCAGTATATGAGTCAACAAACACTGCCGATCCTATTTTAGATAGAATTCAATTCTCATCAATATCTCAAATAAATACGAATGCGATTATTGGTGAAGATATTATTGGTTCTGATAGTGGAGCTTTGGCAAGAATTGTCCAAAATTCATCTTCATCAGCAACACCAGCAATTCCTTCGAATAATATCGGTATTGTTTATTTAAATGATCAAACATTTTCTGTAGGAGAAAATGTAACCTTTAAAGAATCTGGAATAGTTTCTGAAGTAGAAGCAATAACTTTAGGTAAGTACAAAAATATTACAAATAATTTTGTACTCGATAAAGGACAAAAAAATGAATATTATGATTTCTCCAGATTATCCAGAGTTGGAACTCAAGTTCCAGAAAAGAGATTATTAATTGTATATGATCATTACACAATTCCAGCATCTGATTCTGGAGACGTATTTACTGTCCTTAGTTATGATGCAGATAGATTTTCTCAGGACATTCCTACAATTGGACCAAGAGAAGTTAGATCTTCTGATACATTAGATTTTAGACCAAGGGTTCAAAATTTTACTGTAACAACATCATCTCCATTTGATTTCGCATCAAGAAATTTTGGAACCGAACCAAAATTCGTACTAAAACCTGGAGAGGGATCAATAATTGGATATGATTTCTATCTTCCTAGAATTGATAGAGTATATCTTGATAAGTTTGGAAGTGTTATTATTAGAAAAGGTATTTCCTCTGAAGAACCAGTTCCACCAGAAAATGAAGATACTGATTTAATGCAGTTGGGACAAATTAATCTTCCTGCATATTTGTATAATGTTGATGATGCTGAAATAAGCATGATAGACAACAGAAGATATACCATGAGAGATATTGGTAATCTTGAAGATAGAGTTGAAAATTTAGAAAGAGTTACATCTTTAAGTTTATTAGAAATCAGCACAGAATCTTTAAGAGTTGAGGATTCTGATGGAAATAATAGATTTAAGAGTGGAATATTTGTAGATGATTTTAATGATAGATCTTTGTCTGATGATAATTTAACAACTGCCGATATTATTGGTGAAGAACTGAGACCAATCGCATTTAGAAATACTTTACAACAAAAATTAGTTCCAGCTGTAGAGCAACCATTAAGTCTGTTTGATTCTGAGGAAAATTATGATTTATTAGATCCAAATGTACAAAAAACAGGTAATGCGGTTACATTAAAATATGATTCGGTTGATTGGTTAAATCAAAGTTTTGCTACTAGAGTTGAAAATGTAAACCCATTCCATGTTATAGAGTATAATGGAATAATTAAATTAAATCCAGATAGAGATAATTGGACAAGGACAATAAGACTTGCACCTCGCACAGTTAGAAGAACGATAAGACGAGATCTGGGTGTAACAAGAACAAGGACCCGATTCGGTGCTTCACGGGGAGATCGAATAGAGACAAACACAAGTAGAAGCACGAGTTCCAATGTCAATACGGTTCTTGTTTCTTCGGGATCTGAAAAATATATTCGTTCCAGAAACGTTTCTTTCTTTGGAACATTATTCAGACCTCTTGCAAGACACTATCAATTCTTAGATAATCACAGTAACTTAGATTTTATTCCAAAACTGATTGAAATCGCAAACTCTAATACTCTAGATAATTACGGTTCCTCTAATGGTGCTTTCCAAAAAGGAGAAACAATAAGAGTTTATAAGGATGGAAATAGAATAGGAACATTTAGACTGGCAGCATCAAATCATAAAGAAGGAAACTTTAATTCTCCATCAAGTACTTATACCACAAATCCATACGTAATATCGGAGTCCATACCTTCTGGATATAGTCAATCATCCAAAACAGTAAATATCGACTTAAATGCTCTTTCATCAGAAGCACAAGGCAGTTTTAGTGGATATGTTGAGAAAGGTGCAAAAATTGTTGGACAAACTAGTGGTGCAATTGCTTATGTGAAGGATTTAAGACTTATCTCTGATGTTAATGGCACATTATTTGGATCATTCTTTATTAAAAATCCACACGTAAATCCGGCACCAAATCCAAGAATTCTTACAGGAAAGAAAACATTTAGATT